TATACGCTAGTACAGGTTGGGTTCAAACTCAACCCGTAACAACCGTAGGTACTGACCCTATAGTATGGACTCAGTTTACAGGTGCAGGAACCTATACAGCAGGTACAGGGTTAACCCTTACTGGAACGCAGTTCAGTATTACCAATACAGCGGTCACAGCAGCTTCGTATGGTTCTGCCACTCAAGTAGGCACGTTCACCGTCAATGCGCAAGGTCAACTGACCCTTGCAGCTAACACAACAGTTACTCCAGCGGTTGGCTCAATTACAGGACTTGGAACTGGCGTAGCGACTGCTTTGGCGGTAAATACTGGTTCAGCAGGAGCATTTGTAGTCAACGGTGGGGCTCTTGGAACACCGTCTTCTGGTACTTTGACTAACTGTACAGGTTATCCAACCAGCGCTCTTAGTGGAACAATTAGCTTAACTACTCAAGTAACTGGCACATTGCCCGTAGCCAATGGCGGTACAGGAAGAACTGTTGGTAATTATTCTATCTACGCAAATGAAGTTCATGTAAGCAATCTTAGCGGCAATGACACAACTGGTGATGGAACTTTAGTCAACCCAGTTGCCACAATCACTAAAGCCTTAACTTTATTAACAGCCGTTTCTCGCACTGTAATTGTGCATCCAGGTGTTTATGCGGAAAGCCCGACAGTAAGCTCAACAAACACAACAATCACTACATTAGAGCTGACAGGTGCAAACACTGAATTAACTGGAACGCTGACGCTGTCTGCGGCGGCTCGTATTTCTGGTTTGAAAATGGCTAACCTAACCATAACAGGGTCTGGGTCTGCTTACATTTCAAACTGTACTGTAGATACACGAGTTATCAAATCAGGCTCAAATTATGTTGAGATTATCAACAGCGAATTGCAATGTACTTTAGGTGTTCAGATTTCTGGCGCTGGTACTGTTTCTATTATAGGAAACAAATGCTGGGCTGTAGCTGTATCTAACGCAAGCGCCAATGTTTTAATTAAAGATTGTTACCAAGTGCTTACCCCAAGCGTAACGGCTGGAACTTTGCAAATTGATGGTTCTGCTATTTTTGCTGCAAGTCCCGCATCTAACGCTGTAACTTCAAGTGTTGGTAGCTTTATTACGCTGGCTAATAGTTTTATTTTAAATTCAGCAGGAACTAACGTAGAACGGGTAAGTCTTGCAGGTTTTTATAGTATTTTGAACCTTGTTTATGATAAAACTAACTCTACCTTTACAGGGACAAACTTAAACGCTATTGATTATTTCAGCGTTATAAATACTGAAAGTTTAGTCTCGAGTGGTACAATAACAGCAGCAAATTATGTTGGTGTTTCTGGAGGCACTTTCTAATGTTTTCAGCTTATAATTTTGCAAAAGGATTTTAATTATGGCACAGGCAGGTTATACACCTATTAGTTTATATTACAGCACAACAGCCAGTGCTGTTCCTGTAAACACCAACCTAGCGAGTGGTGAGCTGGCTATTAACATCAACGACGGAAAACTTTACTATAAAGATTCTGGCGGTGTTGTTCGTCTTTTGGCTAGCAATGCAACTTCTGCACCTGTCCTTTCGTTCCAGACTTCCCTCGGTGGTTTAACTCCTAGCACTGCTACGACTGGTGTTGTAACGCTGGCTGGCACATTGAACACAACTTCTGGCGGTACTGGTTTAACTTCTTACACTGCTGGTGACTTGCCTTACTACGTTTCTGGCACTGCGCTGAGCAAGCTCGGTATCGGCACAGCTGGTCAGATTCTTACTTCGACTGGCTCTGCACCTCAGTGGAGCACCTTGAGTGGGGTGGCGGTTACGACGATTTCTTTCGGCACCACTGGCTTAACTCCTAACTCGGCGACTTCTGGCGCTGTTACTGTTGCTGGCACGCTTGTTGTTTCCAATGGTGGTACTGGGCTGACTTCGCTAACTGTCGGTCGTATCCCTTTCGGTGCTGGATCGAGCGCTTTCGGTAACTCGGCGAATCTGTTCTTCGACAGCACGAATACAAGGCTCGGAGTCGGAACAGCTTCGCCAGCTGTGACCACCGAGTTGGTGGGTACAGATGCCATGCTCATCCCAAAAGGAACGACAGGAAACCGTCCTACAGGTGTTTCAGGTTATTTGCGCTTCAACACCACGAGCAATGAGTTTGAAGGCTACAATGGTTCTGCTTGGGCAAGTGTTGGCGGTGCTGCAATTAGCAACGACACTTCAACTGCAAGCAACATTTACCCACTGTCCGCTGCAGCTACATCGGGAACTGCTTCGACGCTTTATACTTCGAATGCTAAGTTTTTGTATAAGCCCAGCACAGGCGAGTTGCAAGCCAGCGAGATGGTGGCGACGAATGGACTGTTCGTCAATGCGACTTCGATCGCTGCTAGTTATACAATTCAATCTGGCTACAATGCGCAATCGGTTGGTCCTGTGACCATCGCATCTGGTCAGTCTGTAACAATTACTAGCGGTCAACGCTGGCTCGTTTATTAAGAGGAACGAATATGGCTTCTATAGTCTCAGCAGGAACAACTAGCGCAACAGCGCTGAACATGAGTGCGGATACCACAGGTATATTGCAGCTAGCCACGAATAACGGCACGACTGCGGTAACGATTGATACTTCACAGAATGTAGGTATTGGTACTGCTAGTCCTATTGCTAAATTAGATGTTAGAGGTTCTGGTGCATATTTTTACGATAACTCTACTACGGATTTTCAGCTAACTGTTGGTTCTAGTGTTTCAACAATAGGAACTACTACAGCCACTCCTCTTGCATTTAAAGCCAACTCTACAGAACGGATGCGTATTGATTCTAATGGCTATGTAACAACACCTTTTCAGCCATCATTTTGCGCTTACAACACAGGAGCTTTTACCATTTCTTCTGGTGGTGCGAATGCAAGCCCATACTCTGGTAGCGCTTTTAATGCAACACAGTTCAATGTGGGAAGTTGTTTTAACATTTCAAATGCAAGGTTTACAGCGCCAGTTGCAGGAAAATATCTTTTTAACTTTGTTATTTATGCAAGCACAGATCCAGGAGTCGTTTTAGAAGCAAAACTTTGGATCAATGCTCAGGAGGTAAGACGTTTTTATAACAGAGCTGGCGGAAACATCAACAATGAATCAGCTAGCATTACCGCTACTATGTCTTTATCAGCTGGGGATTACGTCCAATGGGGTGTTTACTGCACAGATGCTTTTGATGTTGCGGCTCAAACAAGCACTTTGTTCAATTATTTTGATGGTTACCTAATCGGTTAATTTTAAAAGGAAAACAAAATGGCAACATACACAATCACACTTTCTGCAGCCGAAGACAAGGCACTCAAATCCATAGCATTTTCAGCGCAAGATTGGATTGACAATGCAATTCACGAGCGTTGCCGCATTGCGATTGAAGAAATCGTAGCTGCTGAAGTACAGCGCAAACTCGCTGCTAGTGAGCCAATCACAGGCTCTAAAGAAGATATCGTCATGGCAGCGGATATTGAAAGTGCAGCTGATCGACAAGCAAGAATAGAAGCAGAACGAGCAGCCCAACAAGGAGCGTAAAATGCCATCAATAATTAACGCATCCTCAACTGGTACTGGAGGCATTGTACAGACTGCTGACGCTTCTGGTGTCTTGCAACTTCAGTGCAATGGCACTGCGGCTATTAATATCAATAGCATTAATCAAGTAAGTATTGCAACCACCAATACGGGTGGCGCTTTAACTACAACCACCACCACAGGTAACTGGGGTGTTCTAATTTACGACCAAGCAAACAATGCATCCATGTTGCAGTTTAGAAATGTGTCTGGAGCTGCTGCAGGAAATATCTCGCTCTCGTCCGCTGGTGCAACATCAATTCTTTTGTCAAGCGTGGCTGGCGTCAACTTCCCAGCAACTCAAGTCGCCTCTGCTGATGCAAACACTTTGGATGACTATGAAGAGGGGACTTTTACTCCATCATATTCACTTGGTTCTGGGTCGGGAACTTTTACAACGCAAATTGCAACATACACAAAAATAGGAAGAATTGTTACGCTCTCTATGCGGTTTGTTGGAAGCAGTGTTTCTAGTGCCGCCAATCTTGCTGTTGCGGGTCTTCCTTTTGCATTTGCAAATTCAAACGCTGATAGTTCTGGTGCATTTAGAGAATATACAACACTTGGCAATCTTTACATTTTGTCTTTTGGTTCATCTACAGATGTGTCAATGCAAAGATATGACAACAGCAACGGACTACCAAATGGAGCGCCCGCTTGGTCTGGAACATTTACTTACACAACAAACTAAGAAAATAGCAAGGAACAACCATGACACTCATCCTAAACGGAACTGACAACAGCGCCACAACCCCAGCGGTGACTGGTACGGACACTGACACTGGTGTCTTCTTCCCTACGGCTAACGTAGTGGCTTTCTCGACATCAGGAAGCGAAGACGCTAGGTTTGATGCTACTGGAAATTTTGGAGTGGGTACAACCACGCCAAGTAGTTACGGAAAAATTGCATCGGTTGGCACAAACACAAGTTCTGCATTATTGGCTGTTAGAGATGAAGGAACAGCAACAGGCAATTTATTTATTGTAAGTTCTAATTCGGCAGGAACTATTGCAAGAATTAACTCATACGGAATTGGTGTTGGTGGAGCAACGCCATCATCAGGTATGGGCATCACCTTCCCCGCAACTCAATCAGCATCATCTGACGCAAACACGCTAGATGATTATGAGGAGGGGACTTGGACACCTACTATTAAAGGTTCTGTAACTGCTGGCACATCAACTTATTCTACACAAACGGGAAAATATGTAAAAGTTGGAAATATTGTTTTTATAACAGTTTATGTTACATGGAATTCCGCTAGTGGAACTGGAAATTTAAGAATAGCAAGTCTTCCTTTTGCAGGGGCAAGTGGCGTTTATCAAGGACTTGCAATTTCTGGCATTTCTAGCGTTTCAGGTTCAACTTCTGGTTATGTTTGGTTTGGAAGAATTAATAGCGGTGAAAGCGAAATATCAGTTAAATGGGCTAATTTTGCAACAACAACACCTAATGATGGCGATATTGCTGTATGTAATTCAGGAACTCTTTTATTTACTGGAACATACACAGTTTAATAAAAGAAGGAAACACAATGTCAACATTCACAAAAACCAAAATTATTTACCAAACAACTTAAGAGTTCATTAGCCTGACTGGATTGGTCAGGCTGGACACAACGCCAACTTTAAGGAGAAACCCAAATGGCAATCACGAAAGAAAAAGTAATCGACCAAATCACCGTAACAGAAAATGGAATTGTTCTGTATCGTGAGGCAACTCGCATCATGGAAGACGGTGAGCAACTGAGCCAAACCTACCACCGCACAAGCCTGACACCAGCACAAGACCTCACGGGTCAACCTGCCAATGTCGTGGCAATCTGCAACGTGGCTTGGACACCTGAAGTCGTCGCTGCATACGAAGCGCAGGTAGCTGCAAATGCTGCTAAAAACGCTTCATCAGCTGTATAATTTTTTTAACAACGGAGAAAAGTAATGGACAAAATCACTTTGAGTTTGCAACTCGTCAATCAAATCATGGCTTACCTCGGCAACCAACCTTACCAAGGAGTTTTCCAGTTGATCGACGCAATACAAAAAGAAGCGAAAGAGCAACCGAATAATGGCGACCAGGAAAACAACAGTTCAGCAAGTTAAGAGCGTGATCGACAGTCACATCGACGTATGCGCTGTCCGCTACGAAAGTATCGGGGTGGAGATGCGTGGTGTGAATGCTCGACTCAAACGCTTAGAAACTATTCTCATCGGCACTGCAGGCTCGATCATTTTGCTTTTGATTGGGCTTGTGCTGAAATAGGAATAAAGATGAGCCATGACAGACGACCTCGGATTGTCGGCTGGTGCAAAGGGCATCAGTCAAGGATTTAAGACTGGTAGGGAAGCTGGTCGTGAGATTGGTAAGAACATCGAAGATGTTCAAAAAGAAGCAGTAGACCTAGCGAAAGAACGTGCGAATGCAAGGATTCGCGAGCGCAGAGAAGCAGAGTTAAAGAAAGAACGAGCCATTTTCAAGGCTCTTGAAGAGTATAAGCATCGGAAAAAGATCTCCGACGAAGAATACAAATTAAGAGTCGAGTTCGTCAAGAAGCATGGAACCAAAGAGTGGGAAAAGGTTTTAGAACTAAAAACCGAAATTGAAAAGATAGAAAAGAAAGACAAAGAGTATTTCGATTCTGAACTTTCAAAAATTAGGCAAGTGCAGTTTTGGTGTTTTTTTGTAGCAGCTTGGATCGCTTATTATATAGTTTGGGGAGGTAAATCATGAACATGCAAGACGTACTAAAAGCAGTCATTCCGATCTTAGTAGCCTGTATTGCTTGGCTTCTTGGGCAGGTATCTTCTTTTCAAACTCGTCTTACTCAAATTGAAGGTAAGATGCCTGCGCTGATCACCAGTGAAGGCATCCCAACAGACAGCCCTATCTCCGCAGAGCGCAGAGCTAAAATGCGAGAAGAAATGTACCGAGAAATCCACGACATTCATGTTCGAGTCAAACTTCTTGAAGAAAGAACCAAAAAATAATGCTTACCCTCTTTACCACACTCATCTCGTTCCTCTCGGGTGGATTGCCTAATCTTTTAGGATTCTTCCAAGACAAGTCAGACAAAAAACATGAAATGGAAATGGCTCGCTTGCAAACCGAGCGAGAACTCCAAATGCTGGAAAGAGGCTACCAAGCCCAAGCGCACGTTGAAGAAATAAAAACCCAACAAATCGAAATGCAAACCCAAGCGCAGGAGCGAGCCTCGTTATATGCACACGACATTGAAATAAGCAAAGGTGCAAGCCAGTGGGTGGTGAATGCTAGAGCAATGGTAAGACCTGCTATTACCTACGGAATGTTTTTGATGTTTATGTTCGTAGAGATATTTGGCTTTTGGTTCGCTTACCATCGGGAAGTTTCTTTCGACATAGCGCTTGATCTTTTGTGGGATAACGAGACTCAAATCATTTGGGCTAGCATTGTTTCTTTTTGGTTCGGTACTCAGGCATTTAGCAAGAAATGAACGTAAGTGAAAAAGCCATCAAAATGATAAAGCATCACGAAGGTGTAAGGCAAAAACCCTACCGCTGCCCAGCGAAGCTCTGGACAATCGGGGTTGGTCATGTGCTTTACCCTCGTCAGGGTGCTTTGAAAATAGATGAGCGAGACGCTTATGCACTGGAAGAACGAGACAACCGCACTTTTTCAATGGAGGAAGTAGATGGAATTCTTAGAGACGATCTTAATCGCTTTGAGCGAGGTGTGGAACGCTACTGTCCCGTCAAGCTCACTCAAGGTCAGTTCGATGCTCTTGTTAGTTTTGCTTTCAATGTTGGTTTGGGAACATTACAGCGCAGCACCCTCCGTCAGAAGGTTATTCGCAACGACATGGAAGGTGCTGCAGAAGAATTTTTGAAATACACGCTTGCAGGTGGAAAAGTCCTAAAAGGCTTAGTCACTCGCAGGAATGACGAACGTGCTTTGTTTTTATCATAGGACGAAGTATAATGAACGCTAAAAAAGAGGCTCGAAAATGACGATTGCAGCGGTGATGACATACGACTCGCTGACTGAAAACATTCAGTCTTACCTCGAGCGCTCTGACACGGCAACTCTTGACAAGATCCCTTTGTTCATTATGTTGGCAGAGCAGGTCATTGCCAGCGAAATAAAGTTCCTCGGAAACCTGACTGTTAACACCTCTGCGATGGTTGCTAACCAGTTCACGATCGACAAGCCAGCAAGATGGCACAAAACTGTTTCGATGAACGTCACTGTTGGCGGTGTGCGTCAGCCCATACTGCTCCGCAAGTACGAATACCTGCGTGAGTATTGGCCAAATCAAACTCTAACAGACACCCCACTTTATTACGCTGACTACGACTATACACACTGGCTCGTAGCACCGACACCCGATCAGGCTTACTCTTTCGAAGTTCTTTACTACGAGCGTGTGCAGCCACTCGACAGCACGAACCAAACAAACTGGTTCACGATTTACGCACCGCAAGCATTACTGTATGGCTCGCTGCTACAAGCGATGCCCTTCCTCAAAAACGACGAGCGAACTCCAATGTGGCAAGCGCAATACTCTGCGATCATGCAGACGTTGAAAGCTGAAGACGTTTCCCGCATTGCTGACCGTCAAACTATAGTGCTCGACACATGACAATTTCATACACCTCTCCGTTTACTGGCAACGTAATTCAGCCGACTGACGTTAGTTTCGCTGCGTATACGATTGACGCTGCTTTCCAGTTAGAATGGCCATCAAACGCCACACCTACTGAAAATCCCGCTGCAAGAGTTATGGACATTACAGCAGGTTCGGCTGGGCTGAGCCTGATTATGCCTCCAGCGAACCAAGTTTCTGTCGGACAAGACGCACTCATCCGTAATCTTAGCGCAAACGCTTTCACTGTTAAAAATTACACAGGTGGGACAATTTGCACCGTCACCGCT